AGATGTGGGTATGCTCACACGAGCCGCAGAACGAATGGCTGAAATCGAGAGCGACAAGCAGTTCCATGGGAATGGAGACGTGCCGCTCTACAACGCATGAGGATTAAAATGAACGAAGGCGAATTTTACGAAAGAATCAGAAATATGATTGTCCAAGAGGCTATGGAGTGCGGCATCAGTGCGGCCAAGCTTACTGGTACTGTTGCCCATATTTTATTAAAAATGGTTTTATACCTGTCACCAGAGGGTCAAGAAGGCATAACTGCCGAATCTGTATGTAATCACATTATGGAGCAAGTTCGCTTGTTTGAAGAGGAGGGCGAAAAAAAATGACTGATGACGAGAAAAAAACAGAACTGACGATGAAGGTATCTATGCTTGTGACCAAGACGTGTCTCAACTTGGAACTTGCGCCGTACGATGCAATTGAGGTTCTGGCTAGGGTTATGACGATTTTGGCGGTCACTTCCGCAAAGGAAGGGCGTGAGGCTGACCTCATGCTCGATGTCTTTGCTATGATTTGGGGGATCGCCATTGACGTAATCGAACACAAACGCGGGGAGGATGACGATGAGAGTTCTGTGCAACGCAGTCATTGATGGCGAGGTTGTGACCGTGGTTGGCGTGGGCCAGCACAGCGGGATCACACGCACATATGAGATTGATGGAGAGGATGAGACGGCGATGGCCATGGAGGGCATCCGCCGCTTCGTTGAGGAATTTCAAAATGGAGAGGTGGAATAATGGAACTCTGGATGGTTGCCGCGCAGTTGCTCTACCTGATCCCCGTGATCTGGCTCGTCAATGACTTTGAGTATGTCGTTGAGGCCGTCCACGACACGTTCCCCACCATGAAAGAGGGGCATGTTTCTGTTGCAATCCTGCTTGTTGTGTTTTGGCCAATCACCGCTGTGTTTGGGGTTTTGTTCGGGGGTGACAAATGAAGTTCACCGTAGAGCATGCAAAGAAGGTCGCGGCAGAACTGTACGACGAGCCGTTTGAAAGGTGCAACCCAGAATGCGAGGAGTGTGATGCGGATGCAGAAGACTGGGAACACAACGTCAGCAATGTGTTGGCTGCCCTGAAGGTATTGGAGGATCATGAATGATTTGCGGGGTTGGCGCGGAGATCATGTTTGCTGAACTTCGCGGCGACCTCATCTTGCGGCGGGCGACCACCGATGAGAACATGAATGAGCATTGGGACTTGCTTGATGCCGAGTTTGGCAGGGTGGATGTCAAAGCCCCAAAGCGCCTGTACCGAGGTGGCCCTGTTGACTACACAATGTGGTGGGAACTGCGCACGGTCAACAGGCCCATGCCTCAGGCTGGGTGGGGAATACCAAACGGCGTGGACAGGCTCATCGCCTTGAGTTCGCCCGCAGGGTTTCACCTTGTTGACCCAGCCGATATAATTCATGATCTTCGAGTGCGGTGCCGTGAGTATTACCGTGGCGAGTTTGGCTTGTACAGCCGCCCAAACCGTGGCGACTTGATGACGATATTGCCCCAGTGGTATGTTGAGAAACATCAGAAATATTTTTTAGGAGCTAACAATGATCTGGAACCCGTGGAAGAAAATCCGTCAACTTGAGGAACGCATCAAGCATGAGATGGATTGCACTGATAAGTTTATGGAGCTTTCTGTAGATTTCTCTAACAAGTTATCCCGCGCCAACGATGCCCTAAAGAACATCGCCGCAGAGGAAAAGCCCACCAGTAGCGCAGTCGTAAAGCGCATGGCCGCAATGGCGCGGGAGGGGCTGAAGCAATGATCATCAACGGCTCAGACCTTCTGCAGCGCGCCCCGATCAAGGACATGATCAACGAGAAGCGCCGCGAACACGGCGTTTCTTGGGGGCTGTCAGAGGCGGGGTACGACATCCGCGTGAAGCAGGATATTTATTTTGATGGGGAGACTGTTTGGGTTGATGGATTGCCGCAATGGGGAGGTTTCACCATCGCCAGCGCCATCGAAGAGTTTCAGATGCCTCACAATCTGGTGGGCATTGTCCACGACAAGTCAACTTGGGCGCGACAAGGATTATCTGTATTCAACACTGTGGTTGAAAATGGTTGGTGCGGGTGGCTGACGCTTGAGCTTGTTTATCACGGACGTAAAGACCTGCACATTCCAGCGGGCGCGGGCATTGCCCAAGTGGTGTTCCACGAGACATCCAGATTTGCATCGTACGATGGAAAATACCAGAACCAGCCTGACCGCCCCGTGGAGGCCATCGCGCGTTGATATTCGTGGCTGCGTCTGCTAATGTGGGCGCAGCCATTACCTGTGAGGGAATACAATGTCAGGCTTGAACCCGAATATCCGCATACTTGATGATGAGGCGGATGCCGCCATTGGCCCGATGGACGTGACCGTTGAGCATGACGATACCGAGCCTGAAGACGTTCCTGAAATCTCGCAGGATGGTGCCATCCTCAAGATCGAACACGGCGATGGGTCGATCACGCTGTCACTGGATGGCAAGCCAATCAAAGACCCAGACAACGAGAAGACACCGCCAGAGGGCTGGTTTGACAACCTCGTTGACGAAATCGACGACATCGAACTCCAGAACATTGCCGATGACCTGATCCGTGGGGTGTCTGATGACCTTGAAAGCCGCAGCGAGTGGATTGACGACCGCGCCCAAGGCATCAAGCTGCTGGGCCTCAAGATCGAAATACCTGGCCTGAATGGCGCTGCTGATGGTGCGCCCGTGGAAGGCATGTCAAAGGTGCGCCACCCGCTGCTGCAGGAGGCCGTGCTGCGCTTCCAAGCCAACGCGCGATCCGAACTGCTGCCCACCGATGGCCCCGTCAAGATCCGCGATGACGCCAACGGCAGCACCACCCAGCGTGACGAGATTGCCAACGCCCTTGAGAAGGACATGAACCACTATCTGACCAGCACGGCGCGCGAATACTACCCAGACACAGACCGCATGCTGCTGATGCTGGGCTTCGGTGGTACATCGTTCAAGAAGGTGTATTTCTGCCCGCTGCGCAACCGCCCCGTCAGCGAGAGCGTGGATGCCGACAACCTGATCGTGAACAGCGCCGCCACCGACCTGTCAAACGCCAAGCGCGTCACTCACCGCGTGTTCATGCGGCCCAGCACGGTCACGCGCCTGCAGATCATTGGCATTTACAGCGACATCGAATTGGAGACGCCCAACGAGGTCACGCCAGATGCCGCTCAGGATGCGAAGAGCGCGCAGCAGGGCGTCACCGCCACATCGTCCAACCCAGATGACCGTGACCGCGAGATTTACGAAGTCTACTGCGAACTGGACATCAAGGGGTATGAACACAAGTACAAGGGCAAAGTTACTGGCCTCGAAATCCCGTACCGTGTCACCATCGACGTGTCTTCGCGCAAGATCCTGTCCATCACCCGCAACTTTGATCAGGACACCGCCGACCTTCCAGAGGCCCGCACAAACTTCGTCAAGTACACCTTCGTGCCAGGCCTCGGCTTCTATGACATTGGCCTGCTGCATATCTTGGGCAACACCACCAACGCCATCACCGCAGCGTGGCGCGAACTTCTGGACGCTGGCATGTACGCCAACTTCCCAGGGTTCCTGATCAGCGACACGGGATCACGCCAGAACACCAACATCTTCCGCATCCCTCCAGGCGGATCTGCCCAGATCAAGACGGGTGGTATGCCCATCAATCAGGCCATCATGCCGCTGCCATACAAGGAGCCGTCTCAGGCCCTGATGGCACTGGTTGAGAACATGTCCCAGACTGGTATGCGTGTGGGTGGCACCTCGGAGGCTCAGGTTGGCGAGGGCCGCGCAGATGCCCCAGTCGGCACCACGCTGGCCATGATCGATCAGGCCACCAAGATTATGAACGCCGTCCACAAGCGCATGCACAGCGCGCAGGCTGAGGAGTTCTCGCTGCTGCTGAAGTGCTTCCGCGAACACCCCGAAAGCTTCTGGCAGCGCAACCGCAAGCCCACCGTCCAGTGGAATGAAGACTTGTTCATTCAGGCCATCAACGATGTGGAATTGGTGCCGCAGGCAGACCCCAACACGTCCAGCCATGCCCAGCGCGTGATGAAGATTATGGCGCTGAAGCAGTTGCAGGCCGCGAACCCGCAGATGTATGACGAGGAGGCCATTGACAAGGCGGCCCTGCGCGCCATCGGCTGGTCGAACCCTGAGCAGTTCCTAAAGCCAGCGCAGGCCAAGCAACCGCCGCCTGAGTTCCTCAAAGGCGTTGAGGAGATCAAGATCGCCCACCAGAAGGCTGACGCCGACACGTTGCGCGCCCAAGCCACGATGCTGTCTGCGCAGTCACGCTCTGGCGCGCCACAGGGGCCACAGGGGCCGCAGGCAGACCCATCCAAGGTAGTAGCCGAGCAGAACAAGGCCCGCCAGATGGAGTTCTCCATGAAGCGTGACCAGATGAACGACCAGAACCGCGACCTTGACCGCGAGAAGGACTTGCGCATCGAACAGATGCGGATGGATCGTGAGCAGATGAATGACGCTGTTCGCATGCAGCATGAACGTGATATGCAGGAGCGTGACCACGCCCAAGAGGCGGTCAAACTGGCGATGCAGATCCGCAAGCAGGGGCAGTAAATGGACAGAGACAAGGCAATCCGCGCGGCGAAGCTGACGGCCAATCGCATCTCAAACGAGAGCGACAGCCTTGAAACGTCAACCCAAGATGCCTCACATATTTTTGGGAATGGTGCGGTTTACAAGTTCTACAAGCACCCCAAAAGTGGTGGGTACATCCAAATCCTTCAACGGCCAAGCGGCCCAGCCTCCGTAATTGGCCTTGAGGTACCTGAAGAATTTAGAGGCCAAGGTATCGGTCAAAGACTTCAAGCTGAAGCCATGAAGAACCACCCATCACTTATGGGTCAGGTGTCATCTAAAGCAGCCGCAACAACAGCGTATAGGCTTGGCCGTAGACCTTATGGAAACCCAGAGGCAACGCTTGATGATGTGTTTAAAGGCATAGACAGTGACAGTTCTGTCAACATGCTGACCCCCGATGCACAACCAAAATCAAAAGGCGGCGCACTTGAGCTTGCCCGCCACGCTACGGCAGTGGGACGCGCGGGTGGCCAAGTCTCACCGTCCAAATATCTGCCTGATGTCCCACGCGCCGTCCACGCAGATGGTGGCCGTGAGAATGGAGACAACGGCCACATCTATGTGGTGCATGGCGGCTCAGACTTTGACCAGATCGACCCATCGTACTCAGGGCGCGGTGAGCCAGGTGGCATTCGCCCACTTGGCAAAGGTCTGTACGGTTATATTCTTGACCACGCCGATCCTGAAAGAGCGGAGCGGGCAATCAATGGTGCAAAAATGTTCTCGCGCAAGTATGGGAGTGGTACAAAAACCCTTCACGTGTACAAAGTGCCAAAAACCGTATCCACGTCATGGAATGGATTAAATGAGTTTGACCGCACCAATGTTCCAGAATACCCGCCAGAAATTAAAGGTTTGGGTGGTTTGCCAGAAAAAGAACTGGCTGAATATGAAGCGCATGCGCGAAGCGAAGAGCCAAAAGGCGATGACTATTGGTCTTGGTTTAGAAAGAAAAATCAACTTTCTGACAGGGTCAAGCAAGCCGCAGATATTCAGCTTGAACACCTCCCCATCGGTATTACAGAAGCTGCAATCCAAAACCCCAAGGTAGCCACACGGATTGGCAAGTTTGGCGTAGACACGCCCACCAGTGACATTCTGGATGCGGTCAAGAGCGATGCGCAAGATGGCAACATCACCAAGGCCGATGGTGGCAGCGTCACCGACAACGAGAACTTCCAGAACTGGTTTGGCAACAGCGTGACCCACACCGATGGGCAGCCGCATGTCTTCTACACTGGCACCAGTAAGGACAAGGACTTTACCTCGCACAACGTGGGCCGTCACGGCGCGTGGTTCACTCGTGACCCCGAAGAGGCATCACAATATGCAATGGTAAACGACAGCCAAGGATATAAGCGGGACGGCTGGAATGTTACTGCGACAAACACCGCATCGCGCGTGATCCCCGCCTACGTTAAGGCTGAAAACCCATACACTGGCGAAAGGCCAGAAAAATATACGCGCGACAATTACAAAGCCGCTCAGTCTGAATGGTTTGATACTCTGCGCGCGCAAGGATATGACTCGTGGATTCCCGCTCGGTACAATGG